TCTATAAGAAATGAAATAGAAGATTCAGCAGTAGCACCACTAGCAGGCCCTTGACCTATTATATAACGAGTATTCCCTTGGTCTTCATAAGAATAAAACCATGCTTCAGCAGTAAAATTATTTGTACCAAACGTAAAATCACTACTGTCGGCTGTTTGTAAGCCTGCGCTAGTAGATCCATCAAAGTAAACAGAGTATCTGTCGTTCTTAGCAAATGGTAAATAAAAACCATTTGTGCCGTAAGAACCTCCACCATATTTCTTTGGAATCCACTGCCCTGTCTCAGAATCGGTTTCTCCAAATGATGAAGGTGTAAGCTGCGTTCCGTCAATAAAATTAATGTCTGCTAGATAGCCGCTAACTCTATTATAGTCATTGTTTGCAATACTTTGAGGTACTGTATGGTTAACACCAAAATCAAAGTTTTGAGAACAATAAGTTTCCGTTCCAAAAGAAGTTTCTTGAACCCCATTTATATAAATTTTAATTCTATTTGATGCTGTTCCTTGCGTACTGTCTACTGCTAAAACTATATGATACCAAGCCGAAATATCCCGAAAGACCCTAGTAGTCATTAAATTAAAATTAGCACCATTAAAACCTTGGAAGGTAAACTTATCATCATTATAGAACATCAAGGAATCTATAGTGTTTGATGAATTAGTAATTGATGCAAATATACTTTGGTATGCTCCATTTTTAGTTTTTTTAACCCATCCGCTCCAAGTAAAAGTTCTTCGGTTGCCTCCCGAACTTGGAGTTCTTTTAAGAGATAGAGCACCACCATCAGCCTCGATCATCAAAGACTGTTCTATTTCATAGGCTTTTCCACCTGAACTTGCCATTAATTTGTGTGCGGTTCTACTCATTATGCCATTGCCTGTCCTGCGGTAAATCCGTACCAGATTGTTCCGCCATCTGAAGTTGCAAATACGAAGAAATCATCATCTCCGCTTCCTGTTGAAATTGTTGGTGCTGTTGCAGACGCCCAGTCTACTGAATTAGGCCATGTAACTGTTTTAGCACTAGCAGCCTGTATCAAGTGAAGTACAAAAGAAAAACCTGTTCCACTTGCAGGAGGATTAGAAAATGTAAATGTAGTATTCTCTGTAAGTGTATGTTTGAAATAATTCCCTCCCCTACAGTTAATAGTAGTAGCATTAGATGAACTTGTCGGTGCAAGATAAGTATCAGCGTAAGCTGTTGCTTTAGTAACTAGATTCTCGTCAATACTTATAGCGGGTGTAGTTCCGACTGCGGAACCTAGTCCGATTAGTAAGTCATCTGCTGAATCATCTAGTCCAATGTAGAAATCTTGTGCATTTCCATCAAAAACTATTTTTGTATCTTCCGCACCGGCATCTCCAATCGTTAATGTTGGAGTAGTGCCCGACAATAATAAATTATCAGCTACTAACCTATCTGCGGCAGGAATTTCCTTTATATTATTGTTTGTTGAATCTACAACAAGTGCGTACCTATCTGCCATTATTCTACTCCTACGCTCACCGTTCCGGACCTAGTTGTTACTGTTATGGTACCGGCTGTTAATTCGACTGTAACTGTAGCGGATCTACCCACTACTTTTAAACTTGCTGCTTCTGCTGGTTGTTCTCCTATAAAAGGCATATTATTCTCCTTATCCTATTAGCATTATTCCACACTGATCATACCCCCAACTAGTAGCAATATGAGGGGCACCGTATCCGCTATTATACCCTGGCCAAATCTTATCATTTGCCGCAGCTTCAACTAACGCAAAACATACCAGATTAGCATATTGGCTAGGATTCTCAAGATGGCTTACCCATGCCTGCCCTACAACCTTCGCGTTCCACATCATATATGCGCTAGTCCAATTAGTATTTATATGATAGTTAAGATTAAACCATGCAAGGTATCTTCCAGCAATAGGGCACGTAAATACTCCTGTGGTATTACTGAAATGACTACCAATGTTAATCCATATTTTAGCAAACCCTACCCCTTGTATAGTGCCTGCTGTGTTCCCAGTACTATATTCATAAGAACCTTCGGTATGTAATGAACCACCAGAAACCGCATTTATAGTAGTAGCATAAAACATTGGTTGATTAGGAGTAACAATACGTTCACTGCTATCAATAGTCATGGCCGTACCATCTGCGCTAGTTGTAATTCCGGCAACGGAAGCCGCCACAGCAGCCCATGTTAACTTGCCCGTATTTCCGGACTGGTAAGTTAGCGCATGCCCGTTCGTACCAGAGTTACTAATTTGTAGTCTGGCTTCGTCTACTGCATCATCTGCGATTTTTGCTTGTGTTACTGCATCATCTGTTATTTCTGAAACTGTAATCGAGTTTGCTGCTAAGTCTTCCGCTACAATTACATCCACTCCAATTTTGGCGGAAGTTATTGCATTGTCTGCTATCATTGCCGTAGTTATAGTACCGTCATCAATATCACTAGCATTTATAGCTTGTCTCGGCCCTTCAAATGCTATAATGTAGTCGATTACGTCATTACTTGTAAGTGCACTTGCAAAAACTATTGTTGAGCCGCTCACTGTATATGCGGCTATCGGTGCTTGTGTTACACCGTTTAAAGAAACCATCAAAGATTGTGCGCTTACTGGTGTATACGCTACACTATCCTTTGTCAAATTATAGGTAGCAGTAGCTGAAGTAGTAATTGCATCTAGCAATACATTATGATTTCCGTCCGATGGTGATTTTCCTAAAAATGGCATTAATCTGCATCCTGTATTGTTAGCGTACCTGCCGCTACTTGCTTTTGTATTTCTGCGTAATGTCTGTTCATAGGGTCGGTAGGTACGTGACATTGTTCCCCATCAATCATGGCTACAATTCCTCCTTTATCTGTAAGAAGGGTATCTCCCGCATAAACTTTTTCCCATTTCGCTGAAGTAATATTCATTTACATCTCCGCATCAAAAGTGACTGCATCGTCTGTGGAATTGAAGTGTGCATAAGCACCTCCCGTTATGGTAGTGCCACTAAAACCTAAAGTTGCACTCATTTTCGTTTTGTAGCCGGCGTTAGTCCAAGACCCTGCGTTGTTTGTACCCCAAGTACCTAAAATTGTAGTTGTTGGGATTACTCTCATTTCTACTGGAAAATTCATTGTCCAAAAAGGATTCCACCCAGAAAAACGTGCTGATGACCATTGCACTAAAAATCCATAATTATTCGAGTAGTCTTGCCCTTCGTCTCCACGAATTGTCCACCAATAACGCTGGCATTTTTGAAGCTCTGTCGTATAATCTGGCTTTTCAAACGTGGTTGCGCTTTGACCAACCTCTAATTTAACGCCTGTAAGTTCCCAAGTCGCATTTGCAGTATTAAACCATGACTGTGCGAAGTCTGTAGTAGTCTTAGAGTATGATGTTGATCTATCAGCCCAAGCGTTAATAGTAGCGTCAGAAGCTGTATAATCTGTACCTAAATCCATCCGTATATCTATATAAAAACCAATACCAGTATCATCATTTAGTACAATGTTTGACCCGCCAGGAATAGTTTTTGTTATCTTCGTCCAAGTGTCTGCTGATAAAGTAAAGGGAGTGGAATAAACCTGAGCATTTCCTGAATCTGGTCCGTCAAAACTTAAAAAGTAAGTTCCCGCTAAAGAAGACTTAACCCAAAAAGACATCGTTATGTAAGAACTACCTGATGTATATTGCCATCCAAAATTTCTAATATCTTTTGCTTCTGGCATATAACGTATTTGTGCATACCTGCTATTCGCACTACTTGTAGAAGTTACGGCCATCTTAAAAGCGTGTCTATGGCCTTCGTCGTAAGCTCCTCCTGACGTTAAAGCAACTTGAGATTGAGTAATTCCTCCTCCTGTCCATGTAGAATACCATCTGTCACAAGTTTTTGGGCCTGTGCCAACAGACGTAGTATTCCTTTGAGCTATAGCCATATCTCCATTAATTATAAGATTGGGATTTATACTTGTTACTGTAGTTTTAGCAGAAGTAACCGCATCGTCTGCAATTGCTGCCGTAACTACTGCGTTATCAGCAATTAAAGCACTTGTAATAGCATCGTCCGCAATTTTTGCTGATGTAATAGCGTCATCTGCTAGACTTAAAGTATTTAGCTTAGTTAAAGCCATTAGGTAATCTCCATCATTCCTAACGTTGCATCAATAGCAGATGCAGTTCCTGCTTTTACTCGTAATACGTCTGTTGTTTCTAAAATATATTTCTGTCCAGCTAGTACTTCCAAGGTTGTTCTTGCTGGTATACTCACAGTATCGAGAACTTGGAAATCTGCGTTTGATGCAGAAGTATCTTGCATTTGCACTGTAACATTTACAGCATTTGCTGTCTTATTACAAAGTGCTAAACCAAGAATTACCGTAGTTGTGCTAGACGGAACAGTATATAAATCAACATAAGCTGAGTGATTTACACTTGCTGCGAATGCATTTTTAAATGTATTTGCCATATTTTTATCCTAATGCGATTGCCAGTGCTGTGGCATCGTCTACTGTCGCTCCCGAGGAAGCAAAAGTAATAGTATCTGACCCAGCCGCTGTAGTAATAGTTACATTTGACCCCGCTGCTAAAGTGAGAGTATCTGTTGCTGAATCTGCTACTACATCTGTCTGCCCTGATACTGAAATAGTTTTAAAAGCTCTGTCTGCTAATGTTGCTGCTGTGGCAGTAAATGTTAATTTATCAGTATTTATAGTTAATACATCGTCTGCTGCTGCACCATTTGTCAATACTACAGAAGTTCCATTAGATGCCGTGTAATCTACTCCGTTATCTAAAAGGATACCGTTTAAGAATACCATTAGTTCGCCCACAGTATAAGATATTGTAAAAGTAGTTTGATTACTTGTACATACAAATTCAGTAACAGAATTAGTATTTACTGTTGCTGTTATGTCTGATACTGCTGAGGCTACTGGTGATGTTGACATATATTATCCTAATTCTGGTCTTGTGGCTGGAAAATCGGATGTGCTAGGCCAATCCCGTAACTTGGTGCGATAGGCAATGTACTTGTCTCGGTCAGGCCAATCGGGAATCTGGGCCATATTATCCGTTTTTACTAACTCAAGATCACGCCACTCCCTTGCGTCTTCTATTAGCTGCCTGTCCCGTTCCGCGATATCTTCTGCGCTAGTGGGTTCCGGTACTTCTGGAGGTGACCAATGATAGCGTGAGAAAGTGCCTCCCCCCACCAGGTCTTCTTCAATATAATCCCCGTGTTGAACTTCTTGTCCGGGTCTGCTGATATTTCTAATCGCCATAATTATTTTCCTAAATATCTCCATGCACATGCTTGATTCATCCCAAAATAAGGCCATGCAGTTCTTATATTGGCGGCTTTTATTTCGACCCTCATGGAATGTTCTGCAACCAGAACCGGCATCCCTCTATTGATTGCTTCATTTGTCTCTACAGGACAAGCACGGGTGAAGTATGATTTTCCATCAGACCCACCCCCATAGCTTGTGGCTTCGGACCCAAAACGCTCTCCACTTCCAGTGTATTTCGTACTTCCACCATAAGTCTTTGACACGAAATCGAAACACCCCCAAGCAGCGTTATTGGTTGTAGAATGTTTGGTATCCAGCGTATACACGACATCATCCACCGTAAATCTCATATATGTAATTGCAGCCGAGTCACACATTGGGCCTATTACACAACTGACTGCAATCGGATAGCTTGAATCACTGATGTTAATGATATCGGTAAAAGAAGAGGTATTTGAATAGAGAACCGTTCCGATACCGTTGAAAGTAGACCAAAAATTGGTGCTACTTGTAGTTCCGGGGTAGCCTGAGGTCATCGTATCTTGGCTTGCCACCATCCAAAAAGTAGAAGTTTGTGTATATATCGGCATGTAACGAGGATCTCTGACACAGTTGCCAGGTAATCCATTCCCATAAAATTCTTGTGTTGAAGCCATTTTCTCTCCTTACCCTACTGGAAGCCAACCAGGGGTTGCATGAACATACATCCAGTTTGTTGACCAATTTTGTGTATTAATAACCCCATCTGCTGCTGCTCTTAAAACATTAACACTATTCCGGCCCAACGCTAGATTGTTAATATGGAAGGTTCCTGCATAATCAATCACTCCGACTGTATCTCCTACGCTAGGGGACGCAGGAAATGTCATTGTGAATGCAGAACTACTTGTGTCCACAATATACTGTTCTCCTGCAACGGCTGTAAAATTGGCAGTTTTAGGGGTTGCCTGAAGGGACAATCCTCCTCCAGCTGCATCTGCAAATGTTGGTGGACTTCCGGCCCCAGCAGAGGTTAGAACCTGCCCTGCATTTCCTGTTACTATCGCCACTGGGTTACCAGAGGCATCGTAGCTAATGATATTCCCATCCGTTCCACTTGCCATCTTCGCAAGGGTCACGGCATCGTCTGCAATCTTCGCCTGAGTTACACTGTCGTCTACAATAGACGCTGTTACCACGGCACTTGCAGCGAGTTGATCCGCACCTACAGCATCGTCTGCTATAAGTGCTGAAGTAATTGCATCATCGGCTATAGCGGCTGTTACCACTGCATCGTCTGCAATAAGTGCTGAAGTAATAGCATCGTCTGCTATAAGTGCTGAAGTAATAGCATCATCGGCTATAGCGGCTGTTACAACTGCATCGTCTGCTATAAGTGCTGAAGTAATAGCATCGTCTGCTATTTTTGCACTTGTGATCGCATCATCTGCTAAGTCTGCTGTTACTATGGTACCATTTACTATCTTTGCTGAGGTTACTGTGTTATCACCAGGTACTACAGATGCTGTCCCATTTACTATTAGATTCGTGGGGCGATAAGGATAAACAAAAATAACATTAGCACTTTCTACATATACTAAAGGCTGTGAAATTGTAGGTTCAGTGGCTGTTAGTGCACCCGCAGTTGAGGCATCTAAGTAGTACCATTGTCCTACTGTGAGACCATGAGAAGATATTGTAAATCTTCCTGATTGTGCAACTGTAAAAGTATTTGTAGCCGCTTCAGTTACTATTCCAAGTGCTAAAGTAGCACCATCATCTGCTTGTGCTTTTACCCATGCTGTACCATTGTGGCGAATTGCATCTTTTGCTGATAGACCATGACTACTTTGGGTTACCTCAGTAGTTGACCCACCTGCTCCACCACCACCAATCTCAATTATAGTATTAGCATTATCTCTAACATATAACTTCTTATCAGCGGTATTAATTGCAATTTCGCCCTCTACAATATCAGAGGTTGTCGGAGCCCCAGCAGTAAATTTACGCTTTGGCTTAATTACCATTGCCATTGCTATCTCCTATTAAGAATAAGTTCCGCCGTCTATAGCGTTTGACCATGAAATCGTATCTGACGATGCTGTGTATAATAACATTTTATCTGTTGATCCGCCGCCATCTACAGCAGTAAGTACGTTTGCTGAGTTTGCTGCAAGTATCGAACCTTTTGCTATTGCTGAAAGTCCTGTTCCACCATCTCCAACTGCTAAGTCTGTGATACCTGTAATTGTTCCTCCTGTAATATCTACAGCCGAACTTTCTATATTTGCTATAAGTGTTGCTACAGAGTAGCCTGTTCCAGAAGTATTTACAGTTGTTGTTGGAGCTGCTTGATTATCTTTAAAAAGCTTCCATTTCTCATCTGTTGCATCTCGGAAAAGACCTGAATATTCATCTTGTGATCCTGAGGTGTCGTATAAGCCATAAAAACCAATATCAATTGCATCACTAGAGTTATTACCTGTTGCAAGCGCAAGCATAGAGTCTGCTACATTTACCGTAGTAGATGAAACAGTAGTAGTTGTACCTGATACAGTAAGATTTCCAGAGATTGTTACGTTTGTTGGAAACCCAATGTTAATTTTATTATCAGATACAGTAGTTTCAATTTCATTCGCTGTACCCTCAAAAGTAAGAGTATCACTACCAACTGTAACATTATCATTTGACCCGCTATCTGCAGCTATTGTTAAAGTTGTTGATAAAGCAGCAAAAGATAAGTTTCCAGAACCGTCTGTAGTTAAAAACTGACCATTTGTTACAGTTCCTGGAAGCGTATATGTTATATCACTAGCAATACTTGCGGGAGCCAAGAGCTTAATTGAGTTAGTGCCATTAGAAGAAGCCTCAAATAGTTCAACGCTTCCTGCATTGTTTGAGTTTCCTATTTTAAGGGCATCAATTTTTAAATTTGAGTCTGCAAGAATCGCACTACTAGCAGTAAGGGTTCCTGCGGTATGGTCGAGCATATCCATAAATAGAGATCCACCAATGATCTCAGGAGTGTTTCCACCACCATTGACATGACCAATAGCAAGACGCTTTCCATAAGTACCCCCAGATCCATACGCATAAAACAGCTCTCCTTGTTCTACAGAACTATCTTTGCCTGTACCTGTAGTACGTTTAATTTTAATTGTTTGAGCCATTTATAACTCCGAATATCCTAATAGGATCCTGCGTCTACTGTGTCTGAGTCAGCTGATATGTTTCCAACCATTATTGGAACCCATGCAAAGACCCCAGAACTCGTTTCTCTATAGACTTTTAATTGATCGTCATCTGTGTCATACCAGGTATCCCCTTCCGACACAGTTGAACCTGTTGGAGCAGAGGTACCCCTAAAATCTTGATCTGCTAACCCTTGTAAAACTGTTTGTAAATTTGTTGAAGCAATAGTATTATAAGGAGTAACAGTTACATTATTTGCAGTAATTTGACCAGGTACTTCAAAGGGTATAGCTAATGTATACGCTTGTATCTCAGTAACATCATCGGTAAGAGTAATTGTCAATGTATCACCAGAAGCACTGACTTCTGTAACATTTTCAGTAACTTCCAAAGTAGTTTGTCCACTCATCGAGTTACCTCAGGTGTAAGAGTTACCTCTCCCTGTATTATTCTTTTAACAATAGAATCGCTAGACGTAAAGATTTCTAAGTCGTATACATACTGTCCTGCTGAAATACCGGAAGAAGTTGCTGCAGGTAACTGCATTTTTAATGCTCCATTCGCTGCATTTGTTACAGTAACAGTAAAAGAGGCAGAAGCAGAGCTGGCATCCACAGACGTACGCAGCTGCGCTCGACCTGAATAGTTAGACAGGTTTAGAGCTGTTCCTGCTTGTTTAATCACCAAGTCAAGAGCAAAGTCGGAGCCTTGGTCGATTACTAAGTTATATGTTCCCGCACTCATGTATTTTCTCCATTTTGAAATTATATCTCAAAGGACATGCTTAGTCAAGTTTTATTTTTGGGGTGGTTCTTATAGCTTACCAATCGTAACCCTAGCCACAGTTCCGTCATAGATTACAATTCTATTTGCATTATTTGTGGCCTCAATAACTATACTATTTTCTCTTGTTGCTGTGGCAGAAGATTGTTGCAAACTCATATTATTACTTACTAATTCAATTCTTCCTGCTGTTATATCTGTTGTTGCTGTGCCAAAAGGAGTATTTGCAGATAGAGCAATACCTGCAGCAGTAAGAGCGCTTTTAAATTTAGCAATATTATTCCCGGTAAGAGTGCTTCCTCCCGCCTCTGTGTTTACATCTTCTGCGAGTTGCTCTGTTAGACTAGCACTAAAAGCAACTCCCTCGCTTGAAAGCTCCCCCGCTAAGTCAGTAATTGTTAACTTGGCTCCTAAAGCAGTATTCATTGCACTAGTTGTGGAATAAGCACTTAATGCACTATTCAACGCACTAGTTGTTAGATAATTCGATAGAGATTGATGAGATGTTAAATATCCAGCATCATTAGTTAAGTCACTTACATTTTTCCCACTCAAGGATATACGAGCAGCATCAATAGTACCTGTAGTAATCTTGCCCCCATCAATAGTAGTTGTACCAGAAGAACCAAAACTTAAACCACCTCCGCTTCCGTCCGCCACGCTATTGGTACCGGTAAATCTTACAAGCCCTACAAAATTTGTTGCAGTATGAACTGTACTTCCTAAAGTTACTGCACTTGTAGTTGCCTCATTTTCTACATCATCATCGGTTTGTTCCACATTATAATATACATAATACATCTTGGAACCTGAAGTTCCTCCAGTCGCAATAGGAGCTATTTGATTCCAGTTTGTGGAGCCTGTACCTATTACTCCTCCTGATAGAACTCCTGTTGACCATGTAATAACTACATTACTAGAAGAGGGAGCAGAAGGTGCACTTGCTTGTTGAGTATTATAATAGAGATACCCAGTAGTACTTTTCTTTCCATTATATCCTAACTGACCATCCTGTATTTTACTAATTCTAAATGTCTTACTTTTTACATTACTTTGATCAGAAGACTCCCTTACTGAAACCGTGAACTCAAGAGGAGATTTATCCCCCATGGCTATATTAGTGCTTCCATTATGTATTTGCTTAGTTAGTGTTTGCCCACTTACTCCAGTTGTACTATAGCCTCCATCCGCACTTGTACTTACGCCAGAGAAGCCTCCTCCAGTTACTTGAAACTCTGGAGCTGTATAAGCAGTTGCATCCGCAGTTATAGTAATTGCAGCATTGTTTTGTAGTGCTCCTGCGGCATTATAGTTTAGTATTGTTATATCTGAAGAAACTATAAGTGCCCGCAACCCTGTAAGCAATACATCTTCTATCCAATTTAGAGGAGCGTGAGTATAAGTGCTACCACTTCTATATATTCGTGCTATAATAGCATCATTTGCAGTATCATAACGTAAGGCATTTCTTGCAATTGCCTTGGCTTCATCTACACTTGTAATAGTAGAAGTAGTATGATTAAGTCTTCTATCTACATATAAAGTATCGTCATCCTCTATAAAAGCTACTTTTGCACCAACATACTTATTAGAAGCATACTTTATTCGAATTATATCTCCTAACTCAAACCTAGTTTGAAAAGCGGTTGTTCCTTCGCTTTTAACAACTTTATTTGATCTAGGAGCAACGGTTACTCTCGCATCTGCACTATCAGTACAGTCTGTCCAATCATTTTCAGAGTTTGCTGTATATTGTGTTAAATCTCTCCAGTATGCTTGAGAAGTATTCTCAAAATCGGCAGCAACACTAGAAGTTAACTTAAAATAGTCAGAAGTAGAATCTGCATCAAAATAAATATATGCGTGTTTTCCGTCTCCGAGAGCAGTTAAACTTTGTTGATATGTTGCGCCTGTCCCTGTATTAGCATTATCTACTACTGTGCCGGGGGCTCCAGGGGATTGCATTGCCCAGGCAGCTTTATCCATAGACCATGTGCTAGTACCTGAGGACATTTTTGTGTTTGATCGTATACCAAGAGGCACTCCTTCTGTTGTTCTAGCGCAAGAAATTTTAAATTTATCTTTTACATCTATTGCCTGCCACTTAATTTCTGACCTTTTGCTTTCCTTAGATATGGTTTGAACTCCAAAACTATATACACCATCAGGGATATCACTAAAGCGCATCAACCTTCTGGAAGCATTTTCAATTTCTATTACGTCAGTTCCATCAGGTAATTTTGGCTCTATATGCATAACAAAAGATGATACGTGTTCATATTCTGTACCATCTGTATTTAAAGGAGTTTCCCACATAACATGTAATTCTTGAAGCTGTTGTTTATATCTGGGTGTCTCAAATACATATACCGATTCAGGCTGGGGAACAATAGTAGGTTCTGGACGATAAACAGGATCTTCTACAGCTGTTTGCATACCTTTATCAATTATATCAAATTTGTTATTAGAAAATTCTACGCCTGTTAATTCATAATTATTGTCTTTATCTTGTTTTATACCTAAAAGTTTATATTCTTTATATGAAGGTAAAGTATTTACGCCTTTAAAGGTTTCTTTAATAGCCCATACTGTAGAGGACGGGATAGTACCAGAAAAAGCACTGGAAATTGCTATTTGGGTTACTCCATTCACGATAGATACATTAGAAGAAGTAAATGGCTTACTCTCAACAGAGGTAGAATTTCTGAACTCTACTAGTATATCGTTGCCATCATCATCCTGTATATTTGAAATATTTTTTTCTACCTGTTCGTCGGAATCACTAGTACCAATAAGTTCAGTTGAGGTTCCTGAAATTTTTCCATAAGTAACAGTGTCTCCTCGATTATACGTATAAGTAGTTCCTCCATGAGTTACATTTACAGCAGCATCTTGTGAAAGAACTACAACACGATTCATAACCAACAGGGCTAAAGTGTATGTATAGTCAGAACTTGATTGAAAAGAAAAAGTCTCTGCATTCCCCCGAGCTTCCTGTGCTTCGGAAGAAATAGTTGCAATATCTCTATCTAATGTGATAGCAGAGTTGGAAGAAGCAGTTATTCTTCCACTAAAACTGACTCCTGTTTCTCCTTTGTTTTGTACATTTACTATATCTCCTGGCACCAGAAAACTAGCGTTACTAGCAGTTTTAAATCTAATAATTTCTGTTTGATTTACTGCTGTCCATGCCTTCCATCTTCCCACTCTTATTGCCTGACCTTCCGAAGTACAACCAAAAGCAACTGCTTTACCAGGAAGAACTCTTCCTGTTTCAATTATGTTTTCTCTGTCTTCTATTAACAGGGGTTCCTGTGCATAGCTCGCTAAGGGATTATTCCACATGATGGTATACTGGTTTTTTCTGGTTTTACTAGCAGTATTTTGAGTTGTAAGTGTGCCTTCAAGTATATTTGATTCCGAAAAGTTGTAGATAGGAGTTGCAGGAGCATCCTGTATTGTTGACATCTGTCCATCCATCCAATACAACATACCCCTAAAAATTGTTGCCATATCTTTAAGAACTTTATATGCTTCCGTGGCTTTAGTAAGGTATAAATTTGCAGTAAAACGAGGTTCTGTTCCACCGTTAACTGTAGGAACTAACTCATCACAATACTTTGCAATTTTATAAAGTTGAAATTTATTTATCTCTTGTGCTTGTAAAAAGTCTCCCAAACCATATCTATTATTTATAAGTATATCATAAAATATCCATGCAGGGTTATCCGTATAATATGTACCTAGTTCAAGACTACTAGAATTACTGGTGCCTTCATCACTGAACTCTCCGTTCCATAATCCTGTATAAGTTGCTACACCTGTATCTGTTAGGTGTCTTGGCACATAGTTTGATGGAATTTTTACTTTCAGCCCTCGCACATGATAAGCACGTTTAGGGGGTCCACTAAAGCTTTTTGAGCTAAATCTTACTGCAGCCATAGCAGCAAAAGGATGTTCAAGTTTTTCATCAATAACTGCTATAATTTGTGCAATTTTTACGCCATCTACGACAGCACTTATCTCGTCGGTTCGCCCTCGAATAATGTAACCTCCAGCAGTCAATCTGCCAGTATGGTTATTATCATTAGTCTGTCCATCGGGAGTTAGACGGGTAACTACTAATTTTAAATCTTTTATATTTAAGAAAGTATTTATAGGAATGTCAACGGTGTATGCAATAGAAGTTTTTTGAAGTCCAAACCATTTTTGATATTTAAAGGCCCCTCCTGTAAGGTCTTTCCAATCTGTAGGATTTGCTCCTCCGCTTTCAGATCCTTGAAGTTCTATATTAAAAGCAGCTCCTGCAGATAGATCAGTTCCTTCTTCGTCCATTGCATAGTGACCGCCGGGGAACTCAAACTGTACTTTTACACGATCAATTTCATTTATTTGTGCGCTTGTAAAAGAGCTACTAAATACTATGGTTTTCTGTACCATTCCGGTCGGTAGCGGATCTACAGTGGGGTAGCCTGAAGGTATAGAGGTAGGGTAGGCGTTTGTAGTATCAAACACCTCGCTTTGATTACTTGTTAGTGTAACTGGAAAAGAAGCAACCCCCGTACCTGACATCTGATAAAAAGGTTCTTGAGTACGATTTCCTATACGAAATTCAAGGGAAGATCCGGGGTATTTCTGTGTATTAGCGGGAGTTCCTCCATTGGTGCTTGATCCTTTTATTGTTATCTCAGACCCTAAAGTAAATTCTTTATCCGTAACGGCAAGAGATGAACTGTTTTTTGGTATATAAATAACGTTATTACTACTAACTTCTCTTAGTTCTACTTTTAGAACTCTATCTATAAATACTTCTCCATAGACTTCATTTGTTCCTGCTGCAAATATTTCTTTATCTGTATCACCTATAGTTGCAACGGTCGACCAAGGTCTAAAAATAGCACGTTTTGTATTTCCTGAATTCAATTCAGAGCTATAGCTTGTATCATGAGTAGAGATTAAATCACCTTTCATAACTTGACCGTTAGGTAACTTAATTCTAATTATTGGTTTTAGATTAAAAAGTATTCCACCCTGCTGAGTAGTTTTAGTACTTTGAGTAAAAAATGTAGTTTCTCCAAAAGGAGAAGTATTAGCCACAGCACATAATCTTACACTTCCTATGCCTGTGAGCATACCCTCCCAGCCTTTTTTAACTATTCTTTCTATTTTTACTTTTGAGGAAGCAACTGAATGGACCGTTATCCAACGATAAATATGTGACTTACTATAAGTTTCTGTTAAATCATTATAATACGCTGTATTTCCTGCTCTGTCTTTAAGAGAAGCAGTAACGGGTTGATTTGACGAAGAAGCTGCGGCAAAAGTTATAGTATGGGGCTCTCCTGTTTCTGCCTCTGCTGCTTTAGGGCTTTCTTTTAAAATTCTATTTGTATCAGATAAGGCATCCCCCGCCAAATAAACAGATGCTTCTCCATTTACCAAACCTTCTATAGGTCCTTCGGAAATTAAGTCAGTGACAGAGATTTCCTGAATATCAGAACCACGTTGCGCAGCCCCCACAGGATCATTATATCCCGGAGTCCCTGGTATTGGTCTATTTGGATCCCAATCAAACATTATTCAGCACTCGCAGGATAACGAACGATATTTCCTTCATCATCTCCTAAAAGGGCATAAGACCCTCCCGCATTTTCAGAAGACATTATTGTTTCTGTTGTATTCCTTAGATCAAATGAAACTGCCTTACCAGGCACTCGTAGTTCTCCGTATAATACAGGAACAGGAGCCCCTTCAGGAATAGATTGTTCTGACCCTTGAAATAAATACCCTTCCTTTTGACCCTCTTCTTCATCTGTCGCAGGATCGGGCATCATCAACTCCATTATTCCCATCATTGCTAACATCAGTCCTGCAGCCATCATACCATAATACACCCAAGAACTCATTGCTGCCAGCCACGCTGGATTCATTAGAGCGATTGTTATCAGTATAACTCCTATTATAACTTTAAAAACTCCTTTTGACCCTACGGGAACAGGGGTAATAATAATATCTCCTTTATCTAAAGGCAATAAACATTCTTTTTCATCTGTTATATATTCATCTGCAATTTTAATTTTAAAGCCTATTTGGTTTTCAGTTTTATCTATAAGATACTTCCTCAATCCATCATGGTTTGCCTCAAGATATTGCATAACTTCTTGCACACTACTAGCTGCCACCTCTACAACATCCCCGAATTTCTCTCCCATGTCTCCTGCTAAATATAATTTACGCAACATATCTATAAGCTCCTACTAAGTATTGATGCCAAAAAGGGTATAAACTCTCCCTGCACGACAATCTATTAACTGCATGGTGGTAAAAAACATCATTTCCAATGTATACACCACAATGATTGTTTATTTCTTCTTGCACTCTAAATATAAGTACATCATTTTCTTTTAATTCGGATAAGTCTATTTCTTTTCCGCCCCAGTTTTTAATTACTTCTGGGCAAAAATAATCAAGTCCTTTATTATACCAATTATCTTCAAATAAAGCCCTTCTTGGTATTTCAATTTTTTTAGTAAGTAAGTAATCCCTCATTGCCTCAAAACAGTCTTTTACCCCAAACTTATACTCTCTACCAAAAAGATTAGTTGTACTTTTTTCTGGCTCAACCACGGTTAGGTCCATATTAGGGTAACTAAAGATATAGTAAGGTATTCCCATAGTATTACATGATTCTATATCTGTTTTTCCCGGAGTTGAGCTATCTCCTATATGATTATGTACTATTCCTATAATATCTGTCGTTAAAAATAGTTTAAAGTATTCTTCGGAATCCATAAGAAAATCATCATTATCTTTTGCTATATTAGTAACGGGAGTCCATTGCTTCTTTCCTTTTACAACGGTAATAAGACCACATCCCTCTCTTGGGTACTCTTTATCAAAATGTTCTTTTATTTCTGTGTATAAATCCATTATATTTTTCTACTTCCTGGGAATCCCCCGTAAGGAAGAGCTTGAATTGTATCTAACTCTACAAGTGGGATTGTATTTTGATTTGCGTTTGCACTACCTGTTGTATTTTTGGCTTGATAGCGTATTTTACAAGAATTTAATAGTTTTCCGCATTGATCGCCCCGAATCCAATAATTAGAAGGAGTTGTGGGAGCAACACTATTATTTGTTGAAGTTACTTTATAGACTGTAGAAGTTGCTGTAAAATCAAAACTTGCGTCTGCTACACTTCCTGCATTATTTACTGGATAAACAACATAGTCACTTCTCAGAGCATCTGTAGCATGTGTAGAAAAAGTGGTTCCAGAAACATAAGGTACGTATACTCTAACTTGTTGCCAAGCACTATTAGTAGCAGAAGGAACCGTAGTATTAGAAGCAGTTTCAGATCTCCAATAGGTGTAGCCTCCAGAACCGTCTGATAAAGCAACTAAAGCATCTATAGCAAAGGAACTACTTGTATTCCCTGGATGCGTTTTTCCGGATTGTATAGTGTTATTTGAATTATGAATTACATATTTCCAAACTATAGGCTCATCAAGATCGGTAAAATAGATATAATATTTTCTTTCGGTACCCGCGTCATCTACCGATACCTCTCCATTCTTATTCCAAGAACATGCCCCACTAGGAGTGGAAAAGGATAAACCTTGGTACGCCCAAGGACAATATTTTCCTATAATCTGTCTACGGGGTAATTTTATTCCTTGAAGATCGAAAGGGTTTGCAAGCTCAAAAACAACAGAATTTTCTGTTTTTTGTTTAACAGAATCAAGTATATAGGATCTTTTAGGGTACTCAACTATTGCTTTTGTGCTTACAGCTGTGGGGTCTAGAGTTAAGTACTTTTCTAAAGTTTGTCTTTTGACTATTCTTTTGCCTATTAGCTTGTCCATAGAGAAATCTGTTAAGCCTGCAGAACCTCCGTCGTCACCATTCTGAAAAACTGAAGAGGTACGCAAAATACTTTCTACATTTCCTACTGCAAGAGTTGGTCTAGCATGTGCCCCATCTGATTTTACTTCAAAATCAGTCATTTCCATAGGGAGTGCGTAATAAGTATTTCCATCAAAAACTATAGGTGAATAATCTGTGGTTGTAATTCCTGGCCCTGTAAGGGTCATTCCCACGTGTAAACTACTAGTGTTATTAAGAGTAAGAGTATTAATGTCTGGATTTCCTCCAGCAACAGTTTTTGTAACAGAAACTGCACTACCTGCTGTGTCTAATCCTGAAAAAGTAAGAGTTGTACCCACTGTTAGATCTTGAGAGCTATTTAAAGTAAGTGTAGCCCCATTTATATTTGTAATTCTAACATCCGAAGAAAGCCCCGGATGAAAATAAAGAGTCGAATCAGCATCATATTCTAGCTCAAATAGAGAAACTAGAGGACTAGATATCTCTAGACTTTGTACATCTGCTACTAGTAAATTTGCATTGCTCATACATATATTCTTTTAAATTGTGCGGTTACATTATAATGGTTTGCATTTCCGTATTGAAGTGCCCAATTAGTACACACAACTTTAATAGTTGTTACCGGAGATCCATCACTGTCATTTGTAGAACTATTTGCATCAGGAATCGTAAAGTCAAAGCTAGAAACAGCTCCTTTATCCTCAAAAAACTGTACTATGTCGTCTGCTACTGTTCTTTCTCTATTTTTCATATTAATTTTATAGGTTTCTTCAATATGATTTATTCCTTTGGCGGCACGTTGTTCATATCCATCACCAAATCTTGAAGTTCTTACTTTTGGTTTTGCATTTCTTGTAAGATCGTTATCTGGACGGATTGTTGCTGTAGTTATATTTGTACCAGAAATTTGAAATCCAATATCAGGCATTATCCTACTCCATAAGGGCTAAGAAGTCCGCCATTTCGTTTTTGGTCCATTAATTCCTCTTGTATCATAGCTGCAAGTTTTTCGCCCAGTGCCTCCATCTGTTGACTATCCCCGTCTGTTTCGGTAGTAGAACCGCCCTCACCATCCATATTTATAGTTACTCCTACATTATTGGTTTGCATTCCACCAGCAGCACCTGCGCCTTTCGGGAAAGTAACAGGTATGTCTTTACCATTCGGTAAAGGAACTACTGCCTCGTTTCCGTGGAGTATGGCAGGATACCCAGCCCTGGGGCCCCTTGCAACTCCTCCAGCAGCAAATCCCATTGGAGGGTATAGCCCAGTCTTTGCAACTCCTACAGTAGCGGATGCATAGAGCGCAGTGATCAAGGCTGCACGAGAAGTCTCTTCTGCGGCCGCCAGCGCCTTGTCACGTATGTCTTTAAGTTTCTCCCAAAGAAGTTTTCCTTTGTCCCATATATACATTATTGCTATTATCTTTTGTAATGCTTGTGCAACTTTACTATTACCTAGTAAAGCAGTAACGGCTAATCCAAGACCTAAAGCCATTTTTCCAGCTTCAACTTTTAATTCCCCCATGGTTTTCTCAAGTCCCTCCGAACCACCTTTACCACCTCCTGGTTTATCAGTCTGGCCAGCATCTATTGTTCCGCCACCGGCTCCGTTTTCGCCTTCACCTCCACCAGCACCAGCGGCTGCGACACCTGTAGTGACTGTAACACTATTGGCCTGGATAGGTATACTATCCATCATGCCACCCTCCATAGGGTCACCAAAAGCGTTCATATGCCCGGCTGAGCCCGATAAGTCGCCGCCGCCCGGGTTTGAAAAGCCGCTGCCGACTGTAAGACCTGAGCCATACACTTTGTTGCTATCGAATACATTATTGCTATCGAATGGGAGCCCATCATTTATCCAAGGAGGGTTACCAGTATTCAAACTCTGTGAGCCCCCGCCTGAATAGCTGCCTCCGCCTCCGCCTCCACTACATCCCATGCAGCAAGAAGAACAGGCCTCTCTAATAGCGGTAGCAAATCTCGTAGCTGCCTCATCGAAGGCTTGAACAAATTTAACAGAACCTGCTTCTATTCCTGCTTCTGTTTCTGTTTTAACTGTTGGTGCTGCATCTTCTACACCCTTTTTAGCTCCTTCTGCCACATTTCTTTTCATTCTTTCTTCTTCTGTCTCAAAATTCAACCAGCTCATTATTTTATTAGTAACGTTTTTAGCAAAAGCATCAATCATACTATCTACTACACTCTTCATTATATTTAGAAGAGCATCTTTTATACTAGATTCTTCTCCTTTTAATATTGCTGCTATATTGGTAGATAGACCTGTTTCTAGGCCTTGTCTGGCTGCATCTACTAGTGACGTTCTTATGTCTAGCTGTCTTTCTAGTGCTCTATTTTGGAGTTCTAGTATTTTTACTTCCTCGTTACGATGCGCCAGCATCGTAGGGGTCATTTTGATGCCTTTTAATCTCATGGCCTCTTCTAGTGCTTGGAGTTTATTTATCTCTACGTCATTATCTAATATTTGTCTCCGTATATTCAGATATGCTTTTTCTCCTGAAGCTTTTCCAATAGATGCAGCTAGAAGAGATTTTTCATTTCTTAACTTTTGAGTTGCGTACTCAACTTCCTGCCTAGTAAGCTCTCTTAATAACTTTAACTGTGCGGTATATTCTGTGATCTTAGCGCCTTCCATGCCTTTATCTTTTGTAAAGCCTAAGTCTAGAAGGGCCTGCCGATCTGCTACTATTTGCTCTATCAGGTCACTATGAGTAGTTTTGAACGTAGTCAGTCCATTTTCTACTTCCAAATATTGCTGACTTAATGCACTCCAAGCTTCCATGGAGCCTGCAGCTGTGGCTCCGGTTTTTGAAAGCCTTGCAGTTAGATCGTCAAACTCTTTTCCACTTTCTTCTACTTTAAATGTTCCATCTACAATTTGGTCTAAGAGCTCTTTGTACCGGGTTTGATGTATTGTTAGTTCAGCTGTTCTAAAGCTACCATAATACGCGCTCATGATTCCTGCTGCTTTTTGCTGTTCTTTACTTAATTGTTTAATTCCTTCTGACAATGCGTTTGTTGCTTTTACTTCTGGCATAGTGGCTGCTGACAATGCTTTTATACCCGAGATTGCTACACCTGCCTTATGTAAGTCTCCATATGACGCGGTTAATTCATCTATTTCTTTTTTAGATAAGCCGTTTGATACCCATCGACCCCTGTTCGCTCCACCTCCTGACCTAGGATTTTGACTTTTTCGCTCCATCCTATCAAGCATCTCTACAAGTCTTGCTTGTGCAGGGGTTAGCATCGCCACTTCCGCCCTAGCATCTTTTAAGTCTTTTTTCCAGCTTTTCATCTTGTTTGAAGCCTCGGATATTTTCTGTCCAAGATTTTCAATCATTTTTCCTTCTATTTTTAGTTCGTGTAGTCTATCTCTTTCTACTTCGCTGCTCTTCTCTCGTTCTTTTCGTGTATCTTCCTGTATCTGTACAAAATCTTTATATTCTTTATTAGCTGTTACTAAGCCGTCATTCATCTCTTTAAACTTATTTATCACATCTTGCATATGCTTATCTTCTTTAAAAAAGCCCATCATCTGTAATACTTGAGTGCCTAAATCTTTTACCATGAGAATAATACCTATAAGTCCCATGCCTTTCATCAGCAAGTCTACGCCTCTAGTAAATTTTGCAGCGGTTGCTTGCATCATAGCCATAGCGGCTTTCCAACGAGCAACCATTTTCTTATTCTGGACATCCATTCTTTGGCCCATAGATCTCCAGTATAAAACTATTTTTTCAGTAGCAGTATAAGAACCTCTAACTTTAGCTTTTAAATGAATTCTATAAGTAGATAATTGTTTTTTATCCATGTGTGCAAGTTTTTTGTTTTTATCATGGGCATGTCTTAGTAACGCAGCGGCTTCGTTCTTTTTAAGCTTACTAATATCTCCGCCTGCATCTACTAGTCCTTTACTAGGGTTTTTTATACCTGCTGTAGTACTTTTTCCACTCGCTATATCTTTTTGTTGTTGTTCTAATTCTTCTAACTCTTCTTTAGCTTCTCTATACGCTTTTGACGCTTCCTCTGCGTTCTCTTTTGATTTTTTACCCCATTCATTCAGTCCTGGAACGATTGCTTTAATTATAGGAACCGCCATAAGAGCAAGAGCTGCAGTTAAAGATACAACATTCTTTGTAAAAAATTCTGCTACCGGTTCCGCTATTACTGCTATCCAGCCTTTTAGTACTTTTAGTACTTTGTCGAAAGCAACCCCTAGTTTGGCAATTTTATTTGCTTGAACATCTGTTGCTTTTGCAACTCCGTTATATTTTGTCTCTAACTGACCTTGTACTTCTACAAATACTGCTTGTTTTTTCTCATACATTGATAAGTCTTGGGCTGTTTTACCAAGAGTGGCAGCATATTTAGATTGAGCATCTGCAAGACGAAGTGTAATACCTAGTTCGTCTAAGAGTTCGGGTTCTGCTTTTGTAACACCTCTAATTAAACGATTAAAAGAATCGGTAGTATCTCGTCCTAGAATTTTTGAAAGGTTTGCTGCACCTGCGGCTAGCTCCTCTATTTGTCCCGCACCTAATCCTGATGCGATACCAATAGAAGCTGCTTCTGATGAAGCTTGAAAGTCCAACATAGATCCAGAGGCTGCTTGTATATCTGCAGTAAGACTTTGCATACCTACACCGGTAGCGCCTGTAAAAGCAACTTGAGATTCTTGCATGACTCTCATATCCGCTGCTTTTTTAAGAAAATTAAATGCCGCAGTAATTGCAAAGACGTTAGCAGCAAGAACAGCGTAAGCAGGAACAAGAGTTCCTGTCATTCCTTGCGCCATCTTAGAGAAGTTTTTGGTACTGTTAGAGGACTGTTTAGATAGCCCTTTCATGTTTCGGTCTAAATTTGAAGAACCCTTACCGGCTTTCCCACTAGCTACACCTACATCATCAAGTGCAAGACCTAGTTTTTTAGCACTAACAGCCACTCTCTGCATAGATCCACCATCAGAGGTTTGAATATCAATATATACTGTATCTTTTTTTGCCATCAGCCTTTCACATTATGAGTGTACGATTTACCACTCGCCTGGTTTCTTTTACGTTCATCAGCCTTTCGTTTACGTTCTTGTTCGTCTGCTCTGTGAGATACTACTGTACGTTCATACATTTTCATAAAATATAAAACAGTCTTTTGATCCTCTATTTCAAATAAACTAAATAAAGTATCTATATGACTCCAGTTTTTTCCCATATAAGAACCTGACATACCTTCCCAAACATCTGATAGATAGCTATATACAAAAAATGCCACTTGAACCTCTGCAGGAAATGCAGTTGCTTCAAGCGGCATTCTTTCGGGATCGGGTTCCTCGCCTAATTGTTCACAGATAAGAAAATATTTCTCAATATCAATAGAATTTGATTCTTTTACAAATCTTTCAAGTAGAGACTGTATCTCGTCTACTTGTTTCCAGTAAAATTTTCTAAATCACCTACTGTTTCTGTGACCCACGTATCAAAGTCTGCAGCGTTTTTCATGAGTAACTCTGCGTTGTCCTTTGTATACGGCAATTCATCATCAGGCTTAAAGGAAGAGACATCAACCAAAAGAAGCTCTTCTAGGTATCGATATTTCAGTCCTTTCCACCCTTTTATTACTGCTTCACAATAATTAACTAAAAATTTATCTTCATCCAGTTCTTCTTCAAGCTGTCGGGTTTTCTTATTCCACTTATTGGATAAGCACCTTTTACGTAGCTTGACTAGCTCTTCTCGTGCTAAATAACACAAGTCTACTATCATTCCTTCAGACCCCGGAAAGTCACAGGAAACTGTCTTACTTGGAGTCATAAGACTCGCTAATGATACTGGCTCTTTCTTTGGTTCTGTTGTTTTTGTCATGCGAATAAATCCCTATTAAAAATTAAATTATACGGTATAAGAGACGAAATGTCAAGAATTATTTTTGTGAGGTGATAAGTGAAGGGGCCGAAGCCCCTTACTTATTAAGAGTATGTGGCTGGTGCGTAGTAAACAAGGTTGGTGACCTCGTTTGCTGTACCAAAATCCGCAGGTAATGCGTGAAAGTTACTCTCAAGTGAAATTACATCTTCTACAGAATGAGAAGGTACTTCAAAGTGAACATTCGGCATTGTTATTACAAGGGCAGGTGTTCCTGCCTGAGCTGCTCCACCGATTTCTAATACTACTGTAAACTTATTTACAACTTGTGACATAGCACTTGTAGATACAAGATCATTAAAGAACTGTCTAGAAGTACCTGATGTTGTATCAGAGTCACTTAGTGTTAGATAACATGTTGCAGAACCTGTAACGTTACGGGCGCCTGTTACGTGCTCCAACGGCTTGTTAACAAATCCTAATTCATCAGGTACAAGATACGTGATATTATTAGCGATTGTAAAACTTCCGCCTGTCATTGTAAGATTATACTTTCCATCTCCGTTTGTTACCATTCCTCCAGGGAAGACTGTTTTATTATCAGAGGTGATTTCAATCTTAGTTAAACGATTTCGTATAAAGGTATTAGTACTTGTTACTGCTTCATCAATTGCTTGAGTAAGAGTAAGGTTTCCTGATCCCGGTACAGTTTTAACCATGTGAACCGCAGTACCTTGAGCATTATCAGTCTGGAAGTAAAAGTCTCCAGCCTGTAGTAAGGCTCCGTCAGTACCGTCCTGAGTACGCTTCGGAGTTGTAGCATTTCCAGTTTGTCCAACTGTTAATGTAGTACCTGTTCCAGTTCGGAATGCAGTAGAAACGTCTTCAATCTCTTTTGCAAATCCAGACCAGTTCAAAGTAGCAATTCCTTCTACATCAAAATCAACACTTACTTCATTTGCAACTGCCTCTGCACACTTATAAATAACTGGATTTAAAGCGTCAGTTTCAATTACAAAGTAAAGATGCATTGGATGTAAAGCTGATCTATTTGACTCAGTCATCACAATAGTATTAGTTGAAGTAGCAGGAGTAACAACAGGGCCGCTTACTTTATTTACAGCTCTTCGGAAGCCTTTTGCTCCTGCAGTTAAAGTTGCTACATCAAAAGTAAATGCCGTATCACCTGCAGCTGCACCGATAAACTCACTTGCAATACTAATGGTTTCATCTACTGCCCATCCATCACCAGGAGAAGCAACTGCAACTGTTGTAACTCCACTTCCATTTACTGATACAGTGAACGATGCTCCTGTTCCTCCACCACTTACATCAGTGGTATAGTCACTTTCTGTAATTGTGTATGTGCCTTCAGTACGATCAGTATCTGTTGCACCACCAAGAGTATCAACAGTTGCAATACCTGTTGAGCTATCGTATACGTCTGCACCTGACATCGCTGCCCAGAGGACTTCTTCCACTGAGTGAACATCGGTTCCTGACCCGTCTGCACTAGCAACACCACTTGCTACGCTTCCGCCTTTTGACTTAAAGGGTCGAATATATGTACTAAAAGACCATTCTGCAGGAGCAAGAGAGTCAGTAAATAGTCGTCTACCTCTACGAGATACACCTACTGTGCTTTCCATTTCCGAGAGTAGTATTTCAGAAGTATTTGTAGTCTGAGAGAAACTATATCCATCAAGAATAGGTACCTCCCATAACTGCCCCGCTCCCGCGGTGTTAGCATCTTCGTCGTCTTGATTACGAAACTGAACAAACAGTCTCGTGTCACGACTAAAATACAACTGATCTGCCATAGTTTTTCTCCTATGAAACTTGAAAAGACTGGTCGTGAATTTTTATTCGTGCCAGAATTTTCTAATAACGAACCTCTATAAGTATTTCTCCTACTCCAAGTGGCTCAAGTACACCCTCATCAGTATCAATACTGAGGATTGTGATTTGGTGGGTAGATTGCTCTAACCCTAATCTATCATTGTAAGTTAACTTACTATTTGTCTCTAATACTGTTTCTACATCTTCTAATAATTCGTCTAATGCAGTTACGGCATCTTCTTGATTTACATAACAACGGACTGTAAGATTTAAAAAACGATCTTTATATCCTCCTGTCTGATATGTTCTTGATTCGCTTCCTGCGTTTATATGTATTGCCGGAAACTCCTCTACTTCATCCCAGAATTTCAGCCTAGGGCTAGTTTCTGCTACTGCTGTATGATATATTCCTCTTCCATCAATTAAAGCAAGTTTATCCGCCAGAGCTTTAGTAATAGCTGATCTACGAGTAGTATATGATCTTGCTGTGCTGGCCATTACTGTCTCCTAGTGTAAAATCTTCCTAAAGCATACCCTGAAGCGATTTCTCTTATTGAAGCGTCAATCAAGGTTCTAGGGTCTCTATCTGTGCTAGCAAATCTGGAACCACTTGAAGATTCATATACTTCATAGGGGTTTTTTCTATATGTATACCCAAAACTTGGGTACCCCTGTGGAGTTTGTATAACATCTGTCAATTTTACGCTTCCTGCTAATCTTCCAGATTGATTTTCTAGTCTTGGAGCTCCCATATTCTTTCTTACTGTTTCTGGTAGCTTATCATTTATAAGAGCCATTACAGTATATAAACTTGCTTGAGGATTAGCGGTACTAGCTTTTTGTGCCGCTAATTTTGTCTTTGCTCTATATGATTTTCCTTTGCTTTTCAGTTTGCTATTTGACACGCTAGACGTGGTCGAGCTAGTTCTATTAACTGGTTTAACATTTGAAGTAATTCGTAAACCTTTCTTCCTAAGTGCCGAAATTAGTAGCCATCTAGCATGAATTCTTGCGTCTGTTCTTATACTATTACTTGCTTCTTGATCGGCCCATCCATTATTTTTGGCCCATTTCATCATCATTTTTTCAAGTTTCGGTTTAAGTGTTGACCAATCTGTTGCTAAAGCTCCTGCTGCGTTACTTGAATCCGGACCTACTTCAATATCAACTCTCATTTTAGGCTCAAAAGCTACTTTACTCTTTCCTTTATATGCGCCTTTTTTAAACCTGGCTTCTATTTGACCAAAACGATCCACAAACTTTGTAAGGGGCTCAAAAGTAGCAAACTCACCCCATGTAGGTGATCTCTGTGCCCATTCTGCGGCAGCAAGTAATTGTAACGCACCAACTGATCTTTTAGTCTTATGTAACCGTTGAGTTCCTTGCGCCATTAAAGAGCTTTCAGAAGCCTCTTCACCTCTCACTGATCTATGTTGCGTTAATGTATCGTGCCCTTCTTCCTCTAACTTCTTATTAACTTCTGTTCTAGCAACTCGCTTTAAAGTAGTGAAGGGTGTTTTAATTGCTCTACTTTGATGAAAACTAATACGTTTGCCGGCATCCCATGAAACAAGCTTTGCATCTGTTCTTGATCTCATTACATGTGTATGAACTGCCTCTAAAGCGGTTTTTGCCACTTTTTTAAAAAACCCTATTTTTAACTTAACAGGTTTATAATCTTTATTTTGTGCTTTTCGTCTCTTAACTACTGCATTATAGCCTTCTAAAAAAGATTGTGCTACGGGTCCTACCGCCATTGTTACACGCTGTGGTCTTCCGTCTATTGCACCTCTGGCTGCTTCTGAATCCAGAAACTTTTCCATTCTTTTTAGTGTTCTTCTTACCTCTGACGCAGCCATTAAAAAGTTTTATACAAGTCTAAGACTCTCTTAATGTGATCTGGGAAGCTAACATTGTTTTGTTGGCTAGTACTACCTTGATTTTGTAAGGTTGCTCCAGCTATAGATTGTCTTTGCTTATGCTCGTCTTTTAAATAATAAGTAATTAAATCAAGTACTGCAAGTTTTAAGTCCCCTGGAACTGCTGAGTACCCTGCAGTATAAACTACCTTTACTGCTCCCACTCCTGTGGGCCAGTTTTTATACCCAGAAGAAGTAGTACGTAAAACACTATCTGTATGTGTGTCTAGAGCATACTCATATGCTCCTGTTGTAAGTGTTGTATAAGAATCACTATATGAATCCCTTTCTTGAACACTTACTATTGCATTAACTGGGCTTTCTGTTAGTTGTACAGCATGAGTCCCCCAATTAATATTAAATTCTTCAGTTTTATTTGAAGAGTAAAAATCAACAAATGTATTACCACAATAAGTTTTTACTAATTGACTCACGGAAGGAATTAATACATTCAGACGCGCATCATCCTTTGGTTGGGTGATACCTTCTGCCGTTTTATAATCCTGTAATGTTATTAAATTAGCCATAAGTTAATTAATAAAAACTTAGGGGAGGAGAACCTCCCCCAGTTTCCATGATTACCAAGGTAATCAGTGGTATCAATTACTGATACTCGATTCGTACTGCAGGCTCATTGTTTGTTACGCCAGCAACCAACTCGTTAAATCCGAGTGATTGAGCGGCAACAATAGCCGTGCGCTGACCAGCTACTTCGTAGTCGGTCTCGATGCTAACACCCTTAAGTCGGGGGATAACATAGTTACGTACGTTAACGGCACAAGCAGCGGTTCCTGTAAATCCACCAGCTTCTTTTGTACCTTGAGCAAGTGCGTCAGTAGCAATTACGGGAGATCCGTACATGCTTCCAACTTGACCAACTAGCTTCATTGCTGTATCGGAACCAACTTCTGACACGTCAGAGAAGGCTGCATCAGCAATCAAGTTGTAATATTGGTCAATACCTACGATGTAAGCAACATCAGCAGGATTAACACCATACTTGCCCATTTCAGATCGAATTGAAAGCAAGTTAGCACCTGTAACTGCATCGGAAGTACCGGATGCATCAGGATCAGCTACGAGAGCAGAATCTGCTGCCATGAAAGATCCAGCACCATCAGTACCGGCTCCACCTACAAGACCAACAAAAGAAGATGTACCATTCATGATAGCTGCATCAATAGCTTTTGCGTGTGCTCGTGCGATAGCAGAAGTAATAATCGGCAACATGCTGATAACTACTTGCTCATCAGTATCGTTCGCTATGAACGTACCTGAGATTAGCCTGAAAGCTTGGAGCAATACTCGGTTAACATTATAGTTGTTATCCGTTGCACCTGACTCTTCCAGAAGGTTAGCAGTAGTCTCAAGACCAGTGCCATTCCAGTTGGCATTCTCAGTATCAGGAGCAATTGGTAGTACAGTTGCACCAGAAGCCACTTGAATTTCACGGAAGAGAGGAGCAACTTTCTGCTCTAGTCTTACTTCCTCTTCAAATGCCTGAGAAACACTTACGTCGATACCAGCTGAGCTAGTAGCATCATAAGTTACGCCAGCTTTTTGTAGAACATCTCGGCCGAAGCTAGTGTCCCAACCCTTGCGAGTAATTTTTCCAAGGATATGCGCTTGTAGCATTTCCTTCCTATGAGAAGCCATATCATTACGACCACGATTTTCAAATACACGCTTGGATTCACGCATCTTCTCAATCTCGTCAGCTTTCTCTTTGAGATCAGCCTCATGCTGCTTAAGGACTTGGTCCATTTCAGCATCTTTCTCAGCCATCTTTGCTTCAACGTCTTTAACAAGACGCTCTGTACCTGATTCAACAGCAGTTACAACAGCAGTTTTGACCTGGGCTTCTTGTTGAGCTTTAGCTTCTGCTTCCGCAGTTGCTTTTTCCTCAACTTCTTTTTGTACAGCCTCATCGGCTGCTTTTTGCTCGGCTTGCTTCATTGCAATTTTAGCAGCAGTTTCCTCAGCTACTTTTTTAGCAAAAGCTT